TTGCTGTACTATCAATTAATAATTGAGGATTCGCTGCATTTGTTATTATTCCTGTAGTAACGACAACAGGATAGGTAATGATTGTATTAATCATATACGCTTCATCTCCTGTTGTACCTAATGATGGAACAGAAAAATTATTATTAATACCATAAGTCGTTCCTCCGTATAAATTATTCTTCATTAAGAATCCTTCCATTATTTCAGCAACCGTCTTGCGAATATCTGCATAGTCAGTTCCTGACATACGAGAGTTCTCAGCATTAATGGTCTTATTATAACTACTATAATACTCCTCATATATCTCCATCTGAGCTTGTTTAGCATAAAGATTAAAATCTTGAGGAGAGATGTATCCGTAATTATTCTTGTTAAGAACGGCTAATACCGTGTTTCTTACAGCGTTTATCATCTTGATTGTTTTTACAAATATAGGAAAAAAAAGAGGGTGCAAAAGCACCCTCCTTCTTGAATAAATTATATTGATATAGATTACTAAGCCATTGTTACTTCTAACATTTTCATCGCTTCGATGCCCTCATCAGACTTCAAATACAATGATACTGCTTCGTATGGGTCTTCACCAAAGGCAATAGACATCATTTTCTTTTTGTTGGTTGGTGTATTAAACCAAACCTCCTTGTCGTTATTTCTAAACTGCAACAACTTATTCTCAAAAAACTGACGAACCTTGTCTTGGAATTTAAGCATTGGGTCATTCACTACATTTAAAAACTCGATTGGATTCATTTTAGCAAATACTAAGATGTCTCTCTTTAACTCAGCCGTAGATATGGTTGATGGGTCTTTACCAAACATTACACGGGTTAATGTTTCAAGTTGTTCGATGGTTAACTGACGAGCTTCGATTAAAGCATCTACCTCATAGTTAAGGTACTCCATCTCTTGAGAAGCATCTTTTTCTTTGTCAACCTCTTCAAATACTACGTTTCTTAGTGGATGGTAGTATAAAAACTCTTGAAGTACGGGATTGTTTTTTGGAACTCGTAATAAACCATCTTCAAAAATGATTGGCTCTACAACTGCAGTTCCATCTTGCTCATCTTCAAAAGGAGACTTTTGGTTTACACTATAACGTAGTGTGCGGTTAATATTTTTCTCTTCGTCAAACCATAATAATGGATAGCGAGGATGATTTCTTGAAGCTAATGTATATGATAACGGAGTTCCGTTTTTTAGCTTATAAACTTTGTCTGTGGGTATTGCTTTTTGTTTCATTTGATATGATATGATTTAATGTTTAATTTTTAAAAAAGGGGAGTGTACTTGAGTACACTCCACCTTTAAACTAACAATGATTAACCTAAACGGAATAATACGAAGTTGTTTGCACCTAATGTACATACAGCACGCTCAGATAGGAAGTTAACCTCCATAGCATCTAAGTCACTTGTTGCAGCACCACCGGCAGAACCTGTAATCCAAGTCTTGTAGCGACGGTCTTCAGCTTCTGAAGCACGGTAACGAACGTGTAAGAAAGGACGCTTTGCGTTCTTACCCATAATTTGGTCGTAAACCGATGTAGAACCCGCAGGTACTAATAAACCTGTGATTGTTCCTACTGCTGTAGCAGCAGCATTTGATAAACCACCACGCATTGTAGGGTCATTCAAATACTTCCAATCAGACTTGTAGAAGTCATAACCACGACGGAATCCTGTGAAGCCTAAGTTTAACGCCATATTGATGTCGTTATCGAATAGACCAAAAGATGCAGACTGAGCAACACCACCTGAAGTGTAACCGTTAAGAGTCGCTAACATATTGTCGATGTCAAATGAGAATCCACGATTAACGAACACTACATTCTCTTCGATAGCTCCTTGCTTATCTAAACGTGATACGATAGTATCCCAATCTTGTAATGTAGTTGGTGTACCACCACCCCATACGTTACCACGATTGTTTACTACATAGAAAATACCTTCTGAACCTTTGAATCCTGCTGTTGCAGCACCTGAACCTGCTCCTACCGGTACAGCCTCAATCATAGCAGTCTCTAAGTAATCTTCAAAACGAAGACGAGTCTCGTGCTCTGACTTTAAATACCATAAGTATCCTGTAGCACCATTCTCAGTTGTTACTTCTACCCAACCGATTTGAGCCATATCAGAACCATTAACAGCGTACTTGTCTTTGATGATGATTGGAGAGTTAGAGAAGATATCATCTTCAGCTTCCAATGAACCAACCATTCCGTTAGTACCTTTCTTAAATTCCGAACCATAGATAAATACAGTAAACTGAGAGTTACCTGCACCTGTACCTGCTACTGCAAGACCACCTGTTTCGTAGAACGCAACAGTAAATGTAGTAGAAGAAGGAACTGCTGTAACGATTGCTTTGTTGTAAACACCTGTAGCGTTTCCTTGAATCATTACAGTTTGACCAACACGGATAGCAACGTAAGTAACATTTGCATCATTCACTTGGAATGTTGCTGTGGGAGCTGCTGCTGCTGCTGCTGAACCTACTGCTACATATTTAATATGTAAACGACCTTGTTCTGCCCATTTAATTTGGTCAGAGTTTGAAGGCATTTCTGCTCCTACCATACGTAGGAAAGATGAAATTGTACGATTACCATAACGCTCAAATTCTTTCTCGTATGTATCAGGAAGATACTGATTTAAGAAGTTGAAGTTGGTAATGTAGTTTGTTTGTAACGCCACTTGCTCAGGAGCAGGTTGCAACGCATAGGTTGGACCTGCCGGTGGCACTAATAATTGACTTGCCATTTTGTTTTAAGTTTTAAGTTATAATTTTCTTGCACTGCGAATTTGTAATTTTCTGCCGGAGTCAGGGTTCACAGCTCTAACCTGAAATCCGTCATTTGCCTTTGTAACTTCCGGTGCTCTACGTTCAGACATATTGATATTCTTAGTCTTACGCATCACATCATCCGTTGCATCAGCTAAACCCTGTTCGTAAAAGTGTTTTGCAAACTTCTCAGGATTCATCGCTACTGCTAAAGACCTATGGTATCCTGCTGCGTCTTTCATTAATCCATTCTCATCCAAAAACTTATTGATAAAGTTTGATGGGTTTGATTGGAGTTTTTTTAACTCAGCAGCATCTGAGGGAGCATAAGCCATTTTTTTGTCGTTAATATTAAATTCAAAACCTTTGAACTCTCCACTAAAAACTTCGTTTGTCTTCTGCTCAAACCAACCTCTTTTACGGTTGTTTTCTTCCTCTGCGGTCTTCGCTTCGCCTAAGTATTGCTTATACAATTCATACTGCTCTCTCTCTTCGTTAGAAACTGATAATCCACTTGACTCAAGCGGCATCTTGTATTTCTCTTTCTGAGTGTTGAAATATTTCTTTGCTTCAGCGACAACTTTCTTTTTTGCAATCTTTACTTTCTTTACCGTTGACTCATCGTCAAGGTCCTCATCGTATCGGTACTCATCCATCATCACATCTACATCATCCTCGTCAAGTCCTTCCTGAGTAGAAAGTAAATAGTTTTTTAATAAATCATCAGAGTCCATTGATTCATAGTCCTTATTTAATTTAAGGAAGTCATCAAATCCTCTGCCCGTTTCCTTCTTATATTTAAGATAGGCAGCTACATCTTCAGGTAGCTGTTCTGATTCTTTACGTTCAGCCATTAACTCATCAAATGAGCTAATCTGCTTATTATATCTTTTGCCAATATATGAAAGAACGTCTTCTTCTTTTAACTCCACAGGTTGCTCTTGTGGTATTACTTCTTTCGGTTGCTCTACTACATTCTCAGGAGTTTCATTATTCATTTCCTGTTCGTGCTTTTCAAGCAACACTTTTTCTATTTCCTGAACACTTTTTGGTTCAGCGTCTAATGCTCTTACTTTAAATTCCATTTGATTAAATTTTAGTTTGTTACAAAGTTATGTATTATTTTTCAATGTTTTATCGAGGCTCAAACTCACCCAAGTCAAAGCCATCCAAGCTATCTTCGTTGGACTCAAAGTTCAACGGAGGGAGGTTATTCTTGCGTTGGTTGATTAGCTTAGACTGCTGCGTATTCTGTATGCTGATACGGTCCTTCTTAGCCTTTTCTTTTTCTTGCTCTATCTGATTCTTCTTAGTCTCTTTTACGCCACTTAGCTGCATACTATAGTTAAACTCCTCTGCCATTAATGACCTCTTTAACTCTGCCTCTACCTTCATTTTTTCAATCTCATAAGATATCTCAGCTTGCTTCACTTGCATTTTCATCTGACCTTCTGCTTGAATACTTTGCATCGCTGTCTGTCCTGCTAACTCTTGAGATTTCAACTGCTGTTGAGAAACCATTGCTTGCTTCTGCATCTCCATCTGCTGCTCTCTATCCTGCTTCTGCGTTCTCTTTAACTTCAATAACTGATTAGCAAGTTTAAGGTTCTTAATCTCACGGATGTCAATCGCATCTTCAAGGTTGATGTCTCCTTTCGATAAAGCCATCTGAATATTAGCTTCAAGCTGTGCTTTCTGCTCTTCATCAGGTGATACTTCTATAAAGATACCAAAGTCATAAACATATAGGTCCTTAATATCATTAAGGATGGATACATTGTACTTTCCAATTTGATTAGCAAAGTCATCTTTAAAGTCAGCATACTCAAGAATATCTGCGACACGATATGTCAATGCTTCAGCTAATGTTCTATAAATAAACAATCCTGACTCAAGGATATGGCGTGTAGCTGTGTTAGAGTTTAACGCTGCTAACTTCTGAACACCAACTAATGAGTTCGGATCAGGCATACTACCATCTCTCGCTTCATTTAATCCTGTTACAGAGCGAATCATATCTAAGTAATGATTGTAGTTCGCCAACAACATTTGTGTCTTAGAAGCTCCCGAATTAGATGTGAGCTGCGTAATAGGAACACGAGCATTATTAAACTCGCCATCCTGTGTATAGCTTCGACCAATAACACTACCTGTTTGGAAGTATAGTCGTAAAGCATCTTCAGGATTATAAGCATTGCCTGTTCCCAAGTCAACCTCGTTTAATCCATCTGCATCAATGAATACCCCATCAGGAACTACCCTTGCAATTACTTGTTGTAACTTCAAGTGAGTAATCTGAATTAGGTCAGCAAAAGGAATCATTCTTCTTACCAATGACTCAATAACTCCCTTATACATACGAGGAGCACAAGCTACATAGTTTGGTATAGCATATTGAGATGCAGACTTAGGACGAACCATATTCTCACTCATCTGCCATTTTATTAAGATGTTTGTTCCCATCACCATCACACCTTCATACCATACGTCGATGGTTTTTTCCATCTTCTCAAAACGACCTTCCTCCATCATCTCTGTTGGTGGATTGAAAGTATCGTCTTTCTCTATCACTCTTGTTCCTCCGTTATCAAGGATTTTCTTTTTATACACCATCTTCTTCGTAGTCTTGTAATTAAAGTAAAGAAGAGTGCAAGTATCACGATGGAATAAACTGTTTTGATAGAACTGTGCAACATTATAGTAATCATACCATCCTTGACTGTACATCGTGATTTCCTGTAAGTCTTCTTTTGTTAGTGATGGATTAATCTTTAATAACTCTGTAACAGGAAGTGTTTTAATCTCTCCCCAATAAAAACAATCTCTGAAGTATGGGTCTTCTGTATAACTATAAACCACATTGGCAGGGTCAACATAAGAAACCTTTACTCCTGCACCCGGTAAGAACTCGTGCTTTGCAACAGCAATACCTAATACCGTCATATCATAATCAAGACGCTTGCGAGTATCTTGATAATGGTTTGCATCAAATATAGTATTGATGGCTTCTTCTTCTGCAATCTCAATAGCAGGTTTATACTTCAACTGCATATATAAAGAAAGCTCTTCATCATTAGAAGGTAACTCATCTTCTTTAGTAATAAACGGATTGATGCCTGACTGCTCTTTAATAATATCAAGGACAGGCTTTGCAACCATCTCTGATTCAATCAAATCTTGAAACTTACTTCTCTTAGCCTGTGACATCGCATCCTGAGCGTATGCTTTTACTTTAAACAAACGGTCTGACATACCATTCACTACAACATCGACAAATTTCGGAAGAATAGGAACGGGTGTCCAATCTAAATTCAAATAAGAAAGGTCTCCATCAATAGCTAATTCATTCTTATACTTCCCAACAGGCTGTTCTCCACGTGCATATAAACGAACGTGATGGAAATCTCTCCATTGTGCGTAATACCTACACGATGTACCGTCCTTTCTGAACCACTCATACTGAATAGCTTGACCTACCTGCAAACCAAACTGCTCTGATGCTTTCTCTGCATCGGAAGCCATCTGACTTGGGAAGGTCGTAGTGAATATTTCTATCTGTATATCTTTCTTCATTGAATTATTTGGCTTATATTTCCATCATTACTATACCTTGCGAAGTTAATACTTATTTTCGATTCTTTTTTTTCAGGAACATAGAGGTGTTTTTGATTCGCCATAATCGCTAATCCCGAGCTGATAGCAGCATCATACATCGTCCTATTGTCAATCTCAAATTTAGCCCAATTCTCTAACGTCCTAATGAACGGCATAGTACCCATCTCATCGGATGGTCTATACGTATTGGCTAAATCTAATCCTACGTATTTCTCTATATAAGATTCTATCGCTGATGCGTGTGCTTGCTTGACATCTTCCGATGAGTTTGGAATACCTCCAAGTTCACGCTCAGTCTTTGATAACTTTGCATACGTCTTATCAGGTCTATTCAAAGAAAATCCTCTGTATCCTCTATTCTTAAAGTGATATAGCAAACGAGGTTTATTATTCTCTGCTAATATTGGCATCCCATAAAACACACACGCCATCAGTACATCCTCAAAGAATATCTCTGCTGTCTGTGGTCGTGCTATATATTCTAAGAAAAACTCATTTACAGGACCTTCTTCCACGTGGAACTTAGTCATTCCGTGCAACGCTCCATTAGAACCTCTACCCCCAACCACTGCTGATATATCATACGGGTCACAGCCAAATGCTCCGATATGTTCATTGCCGGGATAAAAGAGTCCATTCTTTTCAAAGTATCTGTTTTGAAGGTGTGCCGGTGGTAGCCAACTAACGATAAACCTACCATTCTTCTCAGGACTCCACACTACTTTCGAGTCTCTATCGCCATCCTTCCAATGGAAGTTACCACGAGTAAGGTAATGCTCCTTAATCATAGAGTCATTGTAGTCTATCTGTTGGTATATCTTGGTAAGATTAAATAATGATTGCTTGCTTTCATCTCTAAATGCGTGAGATTCTGTTCTTGGAAACTGACGATAAAATTCATTCAACGCATCGGGGTCACTCTTTAGTGAATCAACCTCTGCCTCCCAATAATCAATAGCACCATTAGAAATCATCTGTCCATCGACTCCTTTTACAGCTTCTTTTGGCTTTCTTAGTACAGGCATCCCATAAATATCTATGAATCCCTCCATATTCCACTCCATAGGAATGAATAATGAGTACATTCCACTCTTGGTCTGTCCGTTAGCGTTACGACCCCTCACATTTGAGTCCTCATAGAGCTTTTTGAAGTTATCTCCCCCCTTACTTAACGCATTAGAGGTCGAACCCATCATACATTTACCGACAATCTTGCTACCTAAACGCAAACAGGTCTTGGTAACACGCCAATTATTCTGTATGTTATTGGGCTTCATCCACTTTCCGCTCTCGTCGTGGGCTAATAGCACTAATTTCTCTCCATCGTAGGAGTTTTCTTCGGTATTCTTCCAATCTATGGTGGTATCTAAGCCATCATACTCATTGTTTGCTACCTCGTGCATATTTTTCTTGGTAATCTTGGAGGCAGGAACACGAAACGCTAACTCCGTCTTGGGTTTATCCATACCATCCATAATCGGTTTGAAGAAAAACGGTAGTTTGCTGTTGATTGGAACGACCTTATCGGTGAACATCTTCTTTGCATCAGCTCCTGTCTTGGATAATATACCAATACGAGCATCACGAACGATAGTTCCGGTGTTGACACATTCGGCAGAAGACATAAACGAGAACCCTGAACGACGAATCTTGAGATAAATCATCCCAAAACTACGTATGTCTGCCTTGCAAGCCTCCCAAAAGATAAAGAAAATCCTGTTTGCCTCTCGATAATCGGGATATCCTACGTCAATACTTGACCATTGAAGGTACATATAGTGAGAACCTGTAATATAGGTAGGCTCTCCTGCGTTCATAAACCAAAATCCTTCATCTCTGTAATCAAATTCTTTCTCAATATAGTCAACCCATCTGTTTTTAAATTCAGAAAGCATTATATTCCATTGGAATATAGAATTTATCTTGCTTAATTCTTTAGGCAATGGTTGTCTCTCCCAATACTGCTCGCTCTTTAAATGATGCCTTTTATGACAATTATCAGGAGCAGGCGGCAGGGCAATCAGTAATCCTGAGATACTTACTATCTCACCTATCTGACCATTCTTAGATATAACCACCATATCGTACTTATCATTATACCCATAATGCCAAGTCCTCCCCTTGTTCTTATTTTTAATAATACTTAAAGGGACGTGGTTTTCTACAACCGAGTATATATTATTTTGACCTTCTTTCAGCAAATCCTTGTATGGAATCTATTTTGTTTGGACCACTATTGGTTGTTTCAAGACTTTCTTTCTCTGATTCAATCCTGCTTAGTATCTCAAAGGCATCAAAGATGGCTAACTTCTTTGTGGCGGCAGCATTCTTTAATTTATCGGCTGCTAATTCATCATTAGCATTTGGCTTGATAATATCTTCCTTAGCAACCTTTATTAACTGCTCAACAGCTTCATATCCTGCTGCTATGATTTTCTCCTTAATCTCCTTCGTACTCTTCATAACTTAATCGTTATCTGATGGTCGTACATTCGGTATAGCTTTTCTCCATCAACGGTGAACTCATATTCACTATCGGGAGCAAAGCATACCCTATCTCCTGCGTTAACACCTTGACTTTTTAAATACTCGTTTGGGTACTTCATAACACCCATCAAAGGTTCTTCAGAGAATGGTTTTACAATATACGATTCAGTAGCGGGGATAGGTTTCACAAAACAATACTTATCGTGTGTAAACCATTCACCATTATTTTTATACAAAAAGAATTGGTCCATCTCAATAAAGAACTTATCGTCTTTAAAGAAACTCTTACCACTCTTTTGTCTTCCCTTCATATCGTTGTAAAACTTGAAAGCATTGTGATGCACTAATAGCGTATCTCCAATAGCAATAGGTCCTTTGTATCCTAACGGAGTTTCAAGGACCTCTGCATATCTATTTGAAAACTTATGGTCTTCTTCTGATGTACTTACTATTAATTCAATGCCACTTATCTCTTTTGTGTTATCATACCTTTTACCGTTTACCGGCTTTGCTATGAAATAGAATGGCGATTTCATTAGTAATTTATATTATATTCGATTGAAATTGGTACGGTTGCGTTGAACTCTTTCCAAAGAACAACCTCTTCCTTTTGATTTACAATGTAGATTAGAATAGAATTTTTCTCTGCGTTATACTTAATAAGATGAATTTCATTGGAGTCCCCAAGAACCTTCTGCCCTACGATGTAGTGCATAGCTCCTCCTTTGTAGTCAGGACCAATGGCAATCTTTCTTATGTCCATTACACTATGTTTGCTGTTAATATAATGCTTGGCGTTGCAGGATGAAGGGCATTTGCTACCTCAGTAACCATTGTTATGTTTGTTGATGTTGCAGCCCACACAAGTTGAATGTAGTCACCTGCTGCAACAGTTACGAAGTAATTCCAAGCAGCCATTAAATAATTTGCACTACCTTGTAACTGAACTTTACCATTCGTATTTGCAATATTAGCAGCAGCAGTAGAACCATTCTTTCTCAACCAAAAATCAACTGTCTGAGCTGAACCTGCTGAGTTTGCTAATTGAGCAGAGAATAAGATATTGTAAACACCTGCGTTAGCAAATGTTATCCTTGAAAGGTTTGTTCCATCTGTAACAATAGATACACCATTGGTAGCAGGAGCATCTGTATTACGTAGGATAACAGGAGTAGCAGTATTTGCTGCTGCTAATGTTTGCGTGATGCTATCGTAGAAGCTACCTTTCCAAAAAGTGTTTGTAGCTAATTCAGGTGCACTACTCCAAAGAGGAGGTGAACCTGCTCCATTGCTTATTAATACTTCTCCTACCGTACCTTCTCCATTTACTAAATAAAGTTCGTGGATTAATGAAAGGTCAACACCTGCATTGTTGAATGATATATACTGACCACCACTACTAATATCAACTTTAATATTTGTATTTCCTATTGTTCCTATTATTATTAATTCATTTGTATCGTCTATCTCAATCCTTGTCGCATTGCCTGACGAACTTGAATCTCCTAAGATTGTTACGTCTGTTCCATTAGCAAAAACTCCATTATGTGCAACATTGTATCCACCTGCCCCTCCAAAGAAGATATTACCTGAGCCACCTAATACAGGAACAACATTGTTAGCGTTTACATTCGCTGCTGTTAATGAGTAGATACCTAAGTTTACTCCTGTCGTCGCTCCTGTATATGGAACATATCCTGTAAGTAATGTACTTATATTAACCCAATTTGGTGCTGCTCCTGCTCCTAAACTTTTTAGTATCTGTCCTGATGTGCCTGTACTTCCACCTGACTCAAAACTTCCATCTAATATAAATATAGCACTTGAAGTTACATTAAGCTCAGTAGTTATTGAACCGTAGTTTGCTTGTAAAGAATCTGCCGTTAATCCATTAGTTCCTAAATCAACAGCTCCTGTAGCTCCTGTATATGGAACATATCCTGTTAATGATGGTAAACTAACCCAAGATGGAGTAACTCCTGCACCATTAGACTTTAATACTTGCCCTGCCGTTCCTTGTCCATTGGAAAGATTAAATCCTCCAACAAATGTTATTCTTGATGAGCCATCTTCAATATTAATACCTGTACCATTGAAATTACCATTATAATCACCCAATTTAAAAGTCTTGGTTGATGTATTAATAAGTAATCCTACAGGCTGAACAGAGTCATCACCAATAAATATAGTTGGATTTGACACTATATTAAAAAGAGTGCTGCTATAAATATCTTGTGTAGTTACAACTGAGAATGTTGCAGCATCAGCATTGATGTCATACACCCCTAAATCAACATCTCCTGTTGCTCCTGTATATGGAACAAAAGAACCTGCTACTTGAGGAATAATGATTGATGAAGCAAGGTTAATGATATCGCCTACTGAATAATTTTTCGTTTCGTTGGCGTTCTCATTGTCGCTGCCTATTAATCTGTCGCTCGTCGTGACGTTAGTGTCCGACGGGTATGAACTTATCTTGCCCATTGTATTTTTAGTTTAAAGTTAGAAGATATAAGGTCTTGTCAACTAAGCCAAGCATCTCATCCATAATATTCTGCAACTCCGAAGGGTAGTTGTTTCTCTCTGAGTCAATCGTTGACTGCATCTCCTTTAAATGGGTGATAGCATCCATATTCTTTGCTTCAGGGATTACAATCTCCACTCTCTTGAACCTACCAAAGTAAGCCTCAGTAAATGTATCGGTTAAATCAAGGATGCCATCATAGTATCCGTTTAATGCCTTATGCTCTGCAAACGATGTCGTCTGAAGATGTGCAATGTGCATTGTGTCTCTTGATTGAAACAAAGTCCCGATAAATTTTCCCGGTGTCATAGTCTTATTGTTTTTGAGTTACCTCGCCTGTTTGAATATTAATCACAGCATCAGCACCATACTTATCAATCAGCATCTTCTCCTGCATAGCGAACGATGTCTTTAACTCGTTGATAGCATTGATAACTGTCTGCTTTTGCAACTCGGTCTCTCCAAGTGCGATTTTCATTTTTGTGAACTCTGCGTTCATTTCTTGGATTTTCTCCAATTCGTTTTTTTCTAAGTAAGCCATTTTTTTTATATTTAATTTGATTCTGATTTGAACAATTCATCTTTTGAATTCGTAAACACATTCTTGATTAGATAACTCACTGCTGCCAACACGCCTGTCTTCATCGCCATTATTAACTGAGCATCTGTTATAAAAGCACCTGACTCAATCATACTGCTAATTAACGATAGCATCACTGTTCCTGCTGCAACGGTAGCACCCTTGACAAGGTCTGCTATATTGACTGATAGATAAGTTGATTTCATATATGTTGATATACTGTTTTACCGTTTATTTTGTATCCTCGTAAACATTCCTTACGATTCTTTGTTGAAGAGAATGATACGTGAACCCAATTTGGATTGTGGTCATCACCAAACTCCCATATTAATTGGTCGAAGATAAGATTATTTTTAATATAATTATACAGCTCTGCCGTCCTTTCTCCGCAACTAATGTCAGCAGCTTGACCAAAACAGTGTTGGCTTGTCTTACTGCCACCTATCCTTTTATTTAATTCAGGACATCTGTACCCACTACTTACCTTGATAGACTCATCCATATGCTCACGCAATGGCTGAAGCACCTTCTGACATAACAACAAAAGGTTCTTTATGACAATATCCGATGGGGTATTGTCAATACCTAATCGGATAGCTGTCGTACTTTCGTACATCTCTTTTAAAGTAAAGTCCTTTGTTAGATTCATCGTCCTTGACCTCTATTCTTTTTAAGATAATTTTTACTGCTCTTTAAAGAGCTTGACTTAGTCTTAGCAATAACACCCTTACGTTTTACCGTTCTAATTATCCTCTTCGGTGCTGCCTTTATTAACTTTGCCATTATTTCTAAATTTTTGCACTTCGTTTGCTATACGAACAACGGTATATACTATTGTGGTTATTAACAATAAAGCTGATAATTCAGGAGTAATATCCTTTAATCTTAGTACGATAACGCATACCGTATTCACGCCATAAACCTTCAAATCGTCCAACTTTACAATGTCAAGTACCATCTCAATACTTAGCTGTTATATAGTTCGTTTAATTTGTTGATTACATCAGTATCTGTCCATTGACCGATAGCATCGTAGTCATCACCCTTCCATAGCATTACGCTTGCTAACTCTTGCGTATTTGCAGTTACCTGCTTTTTCGATGAGTTATCAATAACTTCTAACACTGTTATTTTCTCGATTGTCTTCTTTCGTTCTTTAACGATGACAACATCTTTCGGTTGTGATAATTGTATTTCCATATTTTATGTTCTATAAGCTCCTATTAATTGACTATTCTGAATGTAATATAAATAAGTACACCCTGTAGATAATCCTGTAGATGCTGTATAATAAAGTACAGCATCAGTTTGGGTTGGAAAAGATGGAAGCGATGAATTGCTAATAATAAAAGAGTTTGGCTCTGCGTTATTTTTTCCTGCCGAGTTTCCTATTCCAACTACAAAATCTCCTATGTTAGTATCCCCTGCACTTGCTCCAATAAATACACAATTCTCATTATCGTTATATACCCCTGCTGCATATCCTATTGCTACATTGTATGGTTGTTGGCAATTAAATAATGCACCTGAACCTATAGCAATATTATAATCTCCTGCATTGCCACTTGCAGCATTATATCCAATACCAATTACTTCTAAACCACCATTCTCGTATGCAGCATAATCACCTATACCAATGACATTATTTTGAGTATTAGCTCCTACACTTTGGATTCCAATTCCTATTACACTCGTTCCTGTATTTGGTTGAGAAGAGCCATCATAATCAAATCCTGCGAAGCGACCTAATAAAATACAGTCATTACCTTGATTAAGATATCCTGCAAAATTTCCTATTGCATTAACATTTGAGCCTGTATTACTTTCAGCAGCTTCGTTTCCCATTACATTAACATAATTTCCTGAGTTATTGCTTCCTGCATAAAATCCTATTGCAGTAACATAATCTCCTGTATTACCACCTGCACTGCTTTGTCCAATGCCAATAACATTATCTCCTATATTAGATAATCCTGAGTTTAAATCAACCCCTGCATAATCACTTACAAAAAAACAATTATTTCCTTCGTTAAAAAGTCCTGCATTAAAACCTAAAAATGTTGAATTGCTGCCTTTGTTATTACCACCTGCTGAACTTCCTATTGCATTTACCTCATTACCAAGATTAGATGATGCAGCATTAAAACCAACCGCATTAACATAATTTCCTGTATTACTAACTCCTGCATTATCACCTATTGAAACAACATAATCGCCTTCATTGCTTTGACCTGCTTGAGTGCCAAGTGCAGATACATTATCTCCTAAGTTATCATCACCTGCGTTATATCCAATAGCATTAAGAAATGCTCCTTGATTCCCACTACCTGCAATGTGACCTATTACATTAACGTAATCTTTTTTATTGCTAATTCCTGCTGCATATCCTATTGCATTTACAGAAAAACCTTGATTAGAAAATGCTGCTTGAAATCCTATTGCATTAACTTGATTGCCAATATTTGATTTACCTGCCTCTTCTCCAATAGCGTTTAAATAAATTCCCGTTTGACTTAATCCCGCATTTGTTCCTATTAAAGTAATGCCATTAACTAAACTATGGTTATTATTAAGTACTTGTTGTAAGGTAGGTATAGGTACATTGCTATTGATATATGAAAACAAGTCAGCATACGACTGCTTGTAGGTGCTGCCACCTTTAATAACCCTGTATTCTACCGTTCCATTAATACCTGCTAACCCTAAGTCAACCTCTTGCGAAACTTTTAAATCTGCCATTTTTCTTTATTTTATTATTGACGTAACTCTAATCCTCCATCCTCACGTAACTCATATCCTCCATCCTCACGAAGCTCAATGCTTGGTGCAGGAGGTGGTCCTGAAGGACCTTCTACTGTTCCTACAAGCATTAAGTTATTAATAGCTATTGCTAACCCGTTCATATGATTCCTATTAAAATGCCTAACCTGTTACGATTATTCATATTACCAAAGAGCTAAGATGTCTAATGCTGTTGTATTTAATGTTACCTTCATTACCTGAACAGGAATGAACTGACCACTTGCTACATTTGATAATGTAACAATATCACCACCAACAGTTTCAACTTCTAAGTCTCCACCAATTCCAATGTATAGTACGCAGCCTTGATGGTTATTTCCTGCGTAGATAATATAATTGTCTCCCGGAAAAGTACCTCCAATATATCCTGCAACTTCAATTTGCGTTGGGCTATTGATACCAACTACAATATCAGCAGATTGTTGTGATAGATTGTAAATAATATCACCGGGATTGATACCTCCTTGAATAAAGTCAGCTCCTGAGTCCTCTAAATAATTAAGACTCCCTCCTGTTGCTGTTCCACTTGTAGAAACCTGAGGGAATGGGATATTGACATCATTGCTGTATATGTTTACAGGAAATGCTCGTCCTACTTGTAATTTTTGTGTTGCCATTTTATTTATTTGTTATAAGGGAATACCCTGTTTAATGTGTCTTGTCTTTGGCTGCATCCACAGTCCTTCACTCCAACTGCTTGTGTTACAGTCTTAACGACCTTCTCGATGCCTGTTGCCTTCGTAACCTTAGCGATTGTATCGCCAAGACCTTTACTGCGAACATTTGCTTTGATGCCCATAATTATTTTTTCTTTTTACCTGCAACAGCCATCTTCTGAAACTTCGTCTTGCCATACTTCTCACGACCGATTGAAGCAGCGATAGCGTTAGCTCTCTTTGCTCCAATGTCTTGTTTCTTCTGAATCTTGTTACTTAGTTGTTGGAACTTTCCCATAGGACAAATATATTAAACTTTTGAAATCTTTTTTCCCATACCGACCCTCGACTTCTCCGCTTTCTTTGAAGCCAATCTTGATGGGGATATCTCTGATATGGTCTTTGGTGTTTGTGATGACACCCTTACTTTTGGTCGGCAATATTCATTGCTTCCACCTGCACCACACGCCTTACCTGATTTTGTATCGGTCCACTTCTCCTTCTCCCAACGCTTTAATGATGTTCCCTTCTCGCTCTTCACCACATTGCCTGATGACTTACGACACTTGGCGATAGCCTGTGAAGCACGTGCCGATGGGAACACATCGTATTGTGCCTTTACTTTTTTATAACAAGCGTCCTTCATTAGAAACTTGGGGGCATTTCTTTTTGTAATTGTTTCCAAGACTTCTTTACCTTAGGTCGGTCTCTAATTATCATAGCATCTTCCTCTTCAGTTAAAGGAGTGAATCTTTTAGATTCAATCTCTTGCTTTTTCCTTTCCTTCCTTGAATAATTAGTATTATCCTTTACTTCAGGAGTAGCTCTAAGCGGAGTGTCTTTTAATTTTATGTTTCTCATAGCTTTACTTTTTTTTAACAGGCATACTTACATTGCCCTTTAAGAACTTCATCGGTCCATTTAGTGATTTTTTAGACTCATACTTTGCAGCCTTCTTAACCACCTTCTTCATTGGTGTTGCCATAGTCTTAGTATTTACCTCTTCTTCCTTTTGGATTACTTGTTGTTGGACCACCCGGTCCTTTCCATAGATAGCTACACGCCCAATGTTGAGCTGTTAGCTTATCAGTAGCTTGGTCGCACTTATGTCTCGCACGGAATGACTTACGAGCAGCAGCAGAGTAATTGTTGCCGTAGCCCGTAGCCCCAAAATGAATGAGCTTCTCCTGTCCGTTTGAACAGCCTTTGACCATCATCTTCTTGCCCGGTCTATCAGACCGGACAGGATGATTACATTTCATTTTAGACTTATCAGCCATTATAGTGCTGTATAAAAATCACGACTTGGATAGCCCGGCTCTACTCTTTCAGGAGCAGCCTCGTTCAATAATGGTGGAGCAACCTCTTCAGTTGTCTCTACGATTGGAGTTTCTACGATTGATTCTTCAATAGTAGGCTCGACTAATTTTGACTTTGCCATAATTACTTTTTAAATTTAAACCTTTCATTTTTTAATTCATCTGCCCAATTATACCCTCCACCTACAAAATTTTGTTTTTTAGAAGGCTCAGGTGTTGGAGATAACGGATAGTCTCTGTTTGTTGGAGTCTCCGTTTTTTTAGTACTTGCATTTGCTTCAGTAACCTTTGTGAAAGACGTAACGCCTTTTTGCCAAGCAAGTTTTGTCTTATCATCATTACTCTGAGGCATATCTTCCGATTTTACCCTTACTTCTTTACCCGATTTATCATATCCTCTATAATAAATGTTTGCAGAAGCAGATGTATCAGAGTCAGTCTTGTTAGATGATGTTCCTGACTTCCTTGCTTTGTCTATAGCTTCTTGCTGAAGACGCTTCTTTTTTGCAACTTCGTCTTCGCCTGAATTTTTAGATTGCTGAATAGCCATAATTACTTTTTCTTTTTAGTCATCATCATTTTCATAAAGGCTTTCT